GGGCGATTTGGGTATTCTACTTCACTAGAAATTAGTAGGTGGTCTATTTCAACTCCTAGTCTAAAAACAAGCTTCAGAGCCGAGCTCAAGATACCGCACAGTAAGAGTCCCCTCTTACCGCCTCTTGGATACTTACTCATTGTTGATTGGGTCAACAGTTGCCCTAAACGTACTAGAGTAACGGTACCATCTCTTCAACATCTTTGACTCGCTTGTAGGAGGTTTACCCTCGGACACTCGAGTCTGGATGTTACGTGGAAATGGTAACGCCGCGAACTCAGTTTCGATCTCTCGGAACTGAGTCCACAGGTTCTCAAGGCTCTCCCAGTCAAGGGAGCACCCTGGAGCCTCTGGAGACAGCGGTTTTGTAATCTGTACAGTCCGAGTTCGATATTGCACTGGCGGGGCCACTGCAATTCCAGCAGCAGAGGTGGGTACCTCTGTTGCTAGGACGAACGGGACACGGGGCGTGACAGTTGGAGTGGACAGACGGCCTTTACGGACTGAAGCTGAGACCCACTCGTTGAAATCTTTCTCATTGTCATACTCAGAATGCCATTCGGGCAACACAGTTGCTCTAAGGTGCTCTAAGTAGAGGGCTCTAAGATCGAGATCAGGATGTGGAACAACTCCATCTTCCGTAATAACCGTGCCTTTAGGGTCTGATTCGTACACAGCCTCAAGACGAGCATTATACTCTTCTAGAGTCTGCGGACGATACCACTGCCCATCCTCCTGCCACCACCCCTCGGGTGGACAGAAGACCTCCTCTACAATCTCCTTCGTCTCCGAAGGTGCCTGAGGCAATAAGATTTCCTCTAGCTTGGTACGAAGGTCCCGAGCGGTTATGACCACATCCATGAAAGACTCTCTGTACACCGTTTCATTTAGGGAATCCACCACCTCACTAGGTGTTGTGGCTTCAATCCCTCCATGTTGCGATGCACGGTCGGCCCCTCGTGGAGTCGTGCCATAATGTTCACGATCTCTGTAGACCGTCCCTAACTTCTTAGCCAGAGCTATTAACTCTGAATAAGAATCTAGGTATTCAAGAATGAGTTTTACCTCACTCTCAAAGAATAATCTACAAAGACCATGAACCCTGGTCATCGAAGTTTTATATAGAGAAGTTACCGATTTTAAGGGTAACCAACCTTTTAAACCTGTATAACCAGGCCCCCCGGGACCGTAGAACGTAACTATGTAGTTACGCAACCGTTTTGGGAGGCTGAAGAGTCTTTTTGATGCTGAAGCTTTCGCGCGATACCCATACCCAAGGACAGATAGCATCTGCCCGAAGGACAGTGAGTATTTACGAGTTAGCTCCAATAGGCCAGCAAGTGATTGCCGACCTACCACAAACTCTGCAAAAGGAACCATTGAAACGTTCACTCCGTTAAGGAATGTTCTTTTCGCAAATTCCAATGCAGTGCCTGATGTTGAAATCAGAGACTTGTGGTCCCCGATCCCGACATCTAAAGCCTTCATAATCCCAGCGTATTGCTTGGCTACACAGTCACGAGCTATAACTACGTCGTCTCCCAAGACGGCGTAGCCCTCGTACCATGGTTTATCAGCGGTTAGTACGCCCGCCTTAAAGGCGGACCACTGAACGATCGCATGATGGAGAAACGCTAGCATCGCCCATGAACTGAGCGCACCCATTGGTTGACCGGTCGCATACTGTACAAATCCCTGTTCAGAAACGGTCTGGGGAAGACCATTTCCGAATCTTACGGTCTTTGGACAGTGATACTTCCGACCTACCATTAGGCAACCCCACAGCTCCGCCCCCCAACTTGTCAAGAAGGGGGACAGTAGTACTTTTTGTATTACGATAGGCAAGCGATCAGTCGCAGCCGATAAATCAAATGAATACCACGAAATTGGTTTTGTGAATTTCTTCTCATTAGCATCTTTCCAAGCAAAC